GTTCTGCCGGGGATTTATTCCGGCGATAACCCCGCGCCGTCTGCGTCGGCGGATGCCCTGCATATCCGTTTCCCTGACGGGGCGGTGATTGAGTATGAACCCGAAACCAGTGCACTCACGGTAAGCGGAATTAAAACGGCCAGCGTGACGGCTTCTGATTCTGTTACTGCCACGGTGCCGGTGGTCATGGTGAAAGCATCAACCCGCGTCACCCTGGACACACCGGAGGTGGTCTGCACCAACAGGCTGATTACCGGCACGCTGGAAGTGCAGAAGGGCGGGACGATGCGCGGCAACATTGAACACACCGGCGGTGAACTCTCATCAAACGGTAAGGTACTGCATACCCATAAACACCCCGGCGACAGCGGCGGCACAACCGGGAGCCCTCTATGACAGCGCGTTATCTCGGAATGAATCGCAGTGATGGCCTGACTGTCACTGACCTTGAGCATATCAGCCAGAGTATCGGCGATATCCTGCGCACACCGGTCGGCTCACGGGTGATGCGTCGTGATTACGGCTCGTTGCTGGCGTCAATGATTGACCAGCCGCAGACCCCGGCGCTTGAGTTGCAGATTAAGGTCGCCTGTTACATGGCGGTGCTGAAATGGGAACCCCGCGTCACCCTGTCATCCGTCACCACTGAGCGCAGTTTTGACGGGCGAATGACAGTTACGTTAACCGGCCAGCACAACGACACCGGCCAGCCACTTTCGTTAACCATCCCTGTGAGTTGAAACCATGCCGATTATCGACCTGAACCAGCTACCTGCACCGGATGTGGTCGAGGAGCTGGACTTTGAAACCATTCTTGCCGAACGCAAGGCGACACTGATTTCCCTTTACCCGGAAGACCAGCAGGAGGCGGTCGCCCGTACCCTGACGCTGGAATCCGAGCCTCTCGTCAAACTGCTGGAGGAAAATGCTTATCGTGAGCTTATCTGGCGTCAGCGTGTGAATGAGGCCGCACGGGCGGTGATGCTGGCCTGTGCCGCGGGTAATGACCTTGATGTGATTGGTGCCAATTACAACACCACGCGCCTGATTATCACCCCGGCAGATGATTCGACTATCCCGCCGACACCGGCAGTGATGGAGTCTGACACCGATTATCGTCTGCGTATTCAGCAGGCGTTTGAGGGCTTAAGCGTCGCCGGGTCGGTGGGTGCCTATCAGTATCATGGTCGCAGTGCCGACGGGCGCGTCGCGGATATCTCTGTCACCAGTCCGTCTCCGGCCTGCGTCACCATCTCTGTGCTGTCACGTGAAAATAACGGTGTGGCATCCGAAGACCTGCTGGCCGTGGTGCGTAACGCCCTTAATGGTGAGGACGTCAGGCCGGTGGCCGACCGCGTGACCGTGCAGTCTGCCGCCATCGTTGAATACCAGATAAACGCCACGCTTTACCTTTACCCTGGTCCCGAAAGCGAACCCATCCGCGCTGCTGCCGTGAAAAAACTGGAAGCGTACATCACGGCACAGCACCGGCTGGGGCGCGACATCCGTCTGTCTGCCATTTATGCCGCTTTGCATGTGGAAGGCGTGCAGCGTGTCGAGCTGGCCGCACCACTGGCCGACATCGTGCTCAACAGTACGCAGGCGTCTTTCTGCACCGAATACCGCGTCGTGACCGGAGGCTCGGATGAGTGATTCGCGACTGCTGCCGACCGGCTCATCACCGCTTGAAGTTGCTGCCGCAAAAGCCTGTGCGGAAATTGAAAAAACGCCGGTCAGGATTCGTGAGCTGTGGAACCCGGACACCTGCCCGGCAAATTTGCTGCCGTGGCTGGCGTGGGCGTTTTCGGTCGACAGGTGGGATGAAAAGTGGCCGGAAGCGACAAAACGCGCCGTTATCCGCGATGCCTATTTCATCCACTGTCATAAAGGCACTATCGGCGCAATCCGGCGTGTGGTGGAGCCGCTCGGCTATCTCATCAACGTGACGGAGTGGTGGGAAAACAGTGACCCGCCCGGCACCTTCCGCCTTGATATTGGTGTACTGGAAAGCGGTATCACAGAGGCAATGTATCAGGAAATGGAACGGCTGATTGCTGATGCCAAACCTGCAAGCCGTCACCTTATTGGTCTGAACATTACCCGGGACATTCCCGGCTACCTGTTCGCCGGTGGTGTGGCTTATGACGGCGATGTAATTACGGTTTACCCCGGATAAGTGAGGAATAATGAGCACAAAATTCAGAACCGTTATCACCACTGCCGGTGCAGCAAAGCTGGCAGCGGCAACCACGCCGGGAGGGCGGAAGGTCAACATTACCACGATGGCCGTCGGGGATGGCGGTGGTAAATTGCCTGTCCCGGATGCCGGACAGACCGGGCTTATCCATAAAGTCTGGCGACATGCGCTGAATAAAATCAGCCAGGACAAACGAAACAGTAATTATATTATCGCAGAGCTGGTTATTCCGCCGGAGGTGGGCGGTTTCTGGATGCGTGAGCTTGGCCTGTACGATGATGCGGGAACGCTAATTGCCGTGGCGAACATGGCCGAAAGTTATAAACCCGCTCTTGCCGAAGGCTCAGGGCGTTCGCAGACCTGTCGCATGGTCATCATCGTCAGCAGTGTGGCCTCAGTGGAGCTGACCATTGACACCACAACGGTGATGGCGACGCAGGATTACGTTGATGACAAAATTGCAGAGCACGAACAGTCACGACGTCACCCGGACGCCTCGCTGACCGCAAAAGGTTTTACTCAGTTAAGCAGTGCGACCAACAGCATATCTGAAACACTGGCCGCAACGCCGAAAGCGGTTAAGGCCGCATATGACCTTGCTAACGGGAAATATACCGCACAGGACGCTACCACAGCGCGAAAAGGTCTTGTCCAGCTAAGCAGTGCGACCAACAGCACGTCTGAAACACTGGCCGCAACACCAAAAGCCGTTAAGACGGTAATGGATGAAACGAACAAGAAAGCGCCATTAAACAGCCCTGCACTGACCGGAACGCCAACGACGCCAACTGCGCGACAGGGAACGAATAATACTCAGATCGCAAACACGGCTTTCGTTATGGCCGCGATTGCCGCCCTTGTAGACTCGTCGCCTGACGCACTGAATACGCTGAACGAGCTGGCAGCGGCGCTGGGCAACGACCCGAATTTTGCTACCACTATGACTAATGCGCTTGCGGGTAAGCAACCGAAAGATGCTACCCTGACGGCGCTGGCGGGGCTTGCTACTGCGGCAGACAGGTTTCCGTATTTTACGGGGAATGATGTTGCCAGTCTGGCAACTCTGACAAAAGTCGGGCGGGATATTCTTGCGAAATCGACCGTTTCCGCCGTTATCGAATATCTCGGTTTACAGGAAACGGTAAACCGAGCCGGGAACGCCGTGCAAAAAAATGGCGATACCTTGTCCGGTGGACTTACTTTTGAAAACGACTCAATCCTTGCCTGGATTCGAAATACTGACTGGGCGAAGATTGGATTTAAAAATGATGCCGATGGTGACACTGATTCATATATGTGGTTTGAAACAGGTGACAACGGCAATGAATACTTCAAATGGAGAAGTCGCCAGAGCACCACAACAAAAGACCTGATGAATCTTAAATGGGATGCTCTGTATGTTCTTGTTAAAGCCCTTTTCAGCAGTGAAGTAAAAATATCTACAGTCAATGCACTGAGGATATTTAATTCATCTTTTGGTGCTATTTTTCGCCGTTCTGAAGAAAACCTGTATATCATCCCTACACGAGAAAATGAGGGTGAAAATGGAGATATTGGGCCATTAAGGCCATTCGGCATCAACTTAAGAACAGGAGTTGTGTCTGTTGGTAATGGTGCCAGGATTGATGGCGGGCTGGCACTTGGCACGAATAACGCGTTGGGTGGGAACTCTATTGTTCTTGGTGATAACGACACCGGATTTAAACAAAATGGCGATGGTAATCTGGATGTTTATGCTAATAACGTCCATGTTATGCGCTTTGTTTCCGGAAGCATTCAAAGTAATAAGACCATAAATATTACGGGGCGTGTTAATCCCTCGGATTACGGTAACTTTGATTCCCGCTATGTGAGAGATATCAGACTTGGCACACGTGTTGTCCAGACCATGCAGAAAGGGGTGATGTATGAGAAAGCAGGGCACGTAATTACCGGGCTTGGTATTGTCGGTGAAGTCGATGGTGATGACCCCGCAGTATTCAGGCCAATACAAAAATACATCAATGGCACATGGTATAACGTCGCACAGGTGTAATTTATGCAGCATTTAAAAAATATTACTGCGGGTAATCCAAAAACTGTTGCCCAATATCAACTGACAAAAAATTTTGATGTTATCTGGTTATGGTCCGAAGAGGGAAAAAACTGGTATGAGGAAGTAAGTAATTTTCAGGAAGACACGATAAAGATTGTTTACGACGAGAATAATATAATTGTCGGCATCACCAGAGATGCTTCAACGCTTAACCCTGAAGGTTTCAGCGTTGTCGAGGTTCCTGATATTACCTCCAACCGACGTGCTGATGACTCAGGTAAATGGATGTTTAAGGATGGTGCCGTGATTAAGCGGATTTATACGGCAGATGAACAGGAGCAACAGGCAGAATCACAAAAAGCAGCTTTACTTTCCGAAGTTGAATCCGTGATTTTGCCGCTGGAACGCGCTGTCAAGCTGAATATGGCGACGGATGAGGAACGCAGCCGACTGGAAGCATGGGAACGCTACAGCGTTCTGGTCAGTCGTGTGGATCCTGCAAATCCCGAATGGCCGGAAATGCCGCAATAAGTTGTATGATCTCTGGTGTGAGCTTACATATCTATAGCACAGAGTAAAGCCTAATCTGACAGACCGCTCTGTGTCTGGAGTAGATTTTAGTAAAGCATTATTTTATTAGTGCAAATTCTAATCAATACATTTTATGTATATGATATCCTGCGGACTTTAATGACTTGGTTTAGGCTAACCAGATAACACTGAAGGAATATTTTTGATAATTAAGGTGCGGTATGTTTACTAAGCGACGATTAAAAAATATTAACTGGGAGGCAAGTTCAGTGATTCTTGCTATGGTTCTCTTTGTTGGAAATATATTTTATACAAATCACCGTGATGATATAAGCATGGAGGCTGAGAGGGACAGTATCAGAACAATGTTTGCATATGAAATCGCTAATAACCATCGCGCTCTCACTTTTCTTGATAAAACGAGACATATTGGCTTTGACGAAAATTCGGAGCATTTTGTTGGCGAGCCTTTTGCCATTAATGTCAAATCATTAGGAGGGCCTCGCTTACAGGTTGCATTAAACCAGACTGATAAAGTGTTTAAAGCCTACTTCAGTGAATTAAGTAAACTTGATAAAGAGGATGTTACTCTTCTTATGGACTATTACCATGAGCAAAGCATCCTGCTGGAGTGTGTAAAATCTACGTTACAGAAGATGAAAAGCAATAATGATATTAAAGTTGATATTGATGGTTACTTATTAGAAGAACACTTCATGAATGAGTTTAATCTTTCTAATATTTTGCTTAAACGCTATAGCCATTTGTTGTCACAACACCTCAAAAAACCTGAAACAAAAGATTTACATAATTGATGATCTGCTAATGGTTATTCATGGGATAACTATGTTTTATATGTAATCCAACTCAGATGAATTATTGATTCTGGATAATAACCGCAGAGCGGCATATACCCTGACAGGCAAATGTCCGCTTCTTG